TGAACAACCAATATTATGGAGGTTCACTATGATCAGAGGAGCCCATGTCTCCAAAGATATAGGCGGCTTTTATAACAAAAAGTCTGCTGAAAAAGTTGATCCGAAAGATATTGAAGGTTTCTATGAAATCTTCACTGCATTATCTCTGCAGACCGGTTGTCCCAAGAAAGAATCTGATCGATACTTTCTGTACATGGTTTCCCGCTTACGTAATGAACGTAATGGATTCCTAAAAATCCTTGCTGCTCTGCCTGTTTTAGGCTTACGTGTGCTAGGTAATGACATACCATTAAGGCATGAGTACCTACTTCCTACAAAGAGGAATGGGTTACCAAAGCCTTTTGGCTGGTATTTCGGTAGGCTTCGCTCACTTTCGATGAGTGAGCCTAGTCGGACACTAAGTACAGCATCTGCTGATCTTTGTGTAAGAAGGTTATTAACCGTTCTTTCAATTGGCAAAATGCTAACGATTTCATCTACCCGAGGGAAGAAGAAAGCCCTAGAGGACTATGTCCAAAGGATAGCATCAAAGTCGTTTGATGAATCAAACGTTGCCAATTACGATAACCTGTACGGGGACGAGTTTGATAAATTCTTAGAATTTACAAACTTTGAACCTACACGGGAACCATTGGATACTCCAGGTGCCAACCCTGTCGAGGGTGAGGTATTCCTGGACCCCACGTGTTACTCCCTTAAATCTCTTTCTAAGAGATCTAATCGTGAGTTCTTAAGCAAGATACCATATGCAGTATATGAGAATCTTCTTAGGGTCAATGAAGTGAACGAGAGATTTGTCTGTCCACCTGATCGATTTGATGGTAGGTTGATGATTCTAGTCGAGAAAGGCGGTAAGTACCGGGGCATTTGCCCATACTTATCTCCACTTGTTCATTCAACAACTGTTTATAGAGCATGTAGGAACATCCTTCACGGATTTATTCCTGACGTGTCACTAGATCAGTCCGTTGGTCATGAGCGAGCAAGGTTATTCTCACTTGAGGGTAACCTAACTGTTTCAGCAGATGCTTCTGCTTTCACAGACTCGTTAGACTTAGACCTACTTGAGATGATGACCAGACGGATGGGCGAAAAGGGATTCCTAACGTATGTCGGGAACCTCAAGATTGCCTCGCCTGGCGGGTTGATCACCTCTCAACTACCTCTCATGGGACTTAAAGGCTGTTATGAGCTAGGATGTGTTGCATTAGCTTTTTCTCTGTGGAAACACAGCAGAGAAGGTATGCTTTCCTTAAATGGAATGGCACATGCTAATGATGATCTATGTTGCTCTGGTATTCCCG